TTCTCTTAATGGTAAAGGTTTCTTATTATTAGGATTGTTTTCGTTATGCATATAGATAGCGTCAACTTCCCTCTGATAGTTTTGAGTCAAAAGACACTCTGCTTGTGATAATAAGTCGGCTCTGATTTCGAACCCCGATTTTGTTGAATTACTCATATTTTTCTCCTGTGTGTGTATGTGTAATGTACATCATTGTACCTTATATTTAGTGCAGAAAATAGTTGACAATGGGTTGCATTTTTTAGTATACTATAAGTATGGAAAAACAAACTATAATTTTTGACGTTGACGGAACTATTGCTGATGTAGAGCATAGGAGATATCACGTCACCCAACAACCTACCGACTGGAAAGCATTCAAAGAGGCAACTCAATTTGACACTCCTGTACAGTGGGTTTGTGACCTTGCAAAAAAACATATCGAAGATGGACATGATGTTGCATTCTTCTCTGCAAGAAACGAATCACAAAGAAGTCTTACTGAAGCTCAGATTGATGAGTGGATTGGTAAGGGTCATCAAGGATTGTTCCTTAGACCCGAAGGTGACTACAGACCCGATGAAGTGTTCAAATCAGAACTTGCAGATAAATTCGAAGAGTTTGGTGGTAAAATTGACCTTGTATACGATGACAGGAACAAAGTTGTTGCAATGTGGAAGGCAAGAGGTATCACTGTTGTTCAAGTTGCAGAGGGTGACTTCTGATACTGCAACGTGTTTCTGCAAGACCAAAAAAAAGGGGACTCGAAAGTCCCCTTTTAGTATCAAAGTTAATTGACTTACAGAATGTTGCTAACTGCAAATTTTCTGTAGTATTGGTTTGTTCCAGCAGAAGCTAGTCCATCAGCAGGTGTAGCACCTACGAATGGGTTAGATACCATTCCGTATCTAGTTTTGAAACCAATTTTTGGTTGGAATGTATTCTCACCAACTGCACGAACCATTTGTAATGGAACGTAAGGGCAATAGAATAAACCAGCGTCATAAGGGTTAGACCCTCTATAACCTACTGTTAAGTAATCAACACCAGCATATGGGTCGATATATACTTTAACTCTTCCGTTTAATACACCAGCAAAAGTATTACCAGTATCGTCAACGTTTAAGTTAGTAGATAACGCAGGAGTATAATCTAATACACCAGCCATTGAAAGAGCAGATGCAACATCAGAACTACATAGGATAAAGTTACCTTTTCCTCTACGTGTTTCTTTTGCTATTACATTTGATTCTCTTTCGATTTGGAACAATAGACCTTTGAATTTCTCAACAGACCATCTTCCGTTTGCATCAACGTCTAAGTTAAACGTACCAGCAGATGCAGTTGCACTTGCTCCAGTTTTACCTTGGATGTTAACATTTCTGATAACTTCTCTGTTGATTTCTGCAAGAATTTCTGATGAAAGAATATTCGCAAGTTCTGATTCCGCGTCAAGACCATGGATTGCTTTGAGGTCTTGTGCTAATTCGAGTGTGTACTCAGCTTTTAATGCTCTTGATTTTGCTGTTACAGTAGCTTTCTCAATTGAGAATGCCATTTGAGCAAAACCATTTGATGCTTCAACATCACCAAGTGCTTCAGCACTTGCTGTTGACATACCAGCACCAGTGTCCGTAGCGTATGCACTAGCGAACGGGTCTTGGTTTTGAGCAGCCAACGCACCATCGGCAACAACTTGGTTGTCGTTAGAATATCCAGTATCTGCTTCGTTAAATAACGCTTCAGTTTTACCTTCTCTTCCTACAGATGGATAGTCATTATATCTTGCTTTCATAGCAAATATAAGTCCTGTTGGGCCTGTCATTGGTTGAACACCGCAAATGTCGTATGCAACGAGATTTGGCATAGCTCTACGAACTAGGGATATTAAAATCGGGTCCCAGTTACTAATTGCAGAACTACCAGTAGCATTTAAAGGTGCAGCTTCGTCAAGATTAACTCTATCTTCGTTGAGTGCTTTCTCTTGGTTTTCTAGGATAACTGCTGTGACTGCTCTTTTGTAGTTGTCTTCGATTTTTGGCAAATCGGAGTGTTCTAGAATAGGGCTCCACTTTTCTTGTAAGTTTTCTGATAAAAACATTTTATTTTCCTTTATTTTTAACCTAATGGTTTAAGTTTACTAATCGCAGATGAATATCTTGCAATAGTTGGGTCAAGTACAGGTTCAGAACTTTCGTCCTCGTATGTACCTTCACCTTCCATTACTAGAGTTTCTTCTACTATAGAATCTACATCACTTGGGAAATAAGCTTCTTTGATTTCAACTACTTTCTCTTGAAAGTCTTCTACGTCTTTGAAGTCTATACCATTTGATAGAGATTCTAATTTCTCTTTTTGTGATTCAGATAAGTCGTTTCCAGCTTCTCTAACCACATTACTTCTCTTGAGAGTATCTAACTCTTCAGTGATGTCCATATTTCTACTAACTTCACCATCGAGTTTTTGTTCCATCTCATCGAGACGATTTGCGAGTTCATCAATAACATTGTATTTATCTTCAGGAACTTCGACATAATGTTCAGTGAACAATGTCTTTAATCCATCAATAAACCCTTCTGTCATTTCTGACCTCAAACCTCTTTCTATTGCAAGTTCGTTTTCTTTCGTCCACTCTTCTGCACAATATGAAAGATACTTGTCAACTGCTTCCGTAAGGTCACCTTTAACAGTATCAACTGAGGTTTTTAAATTTTGTGAATACTGAGACTCTAACTCTTCTTTAAGTTCTGCAACTTTTGAAGTTACTGCAGCTGTAAAGATAGTTTTTGCTTTCTCAGCATTTTCTTCTGATAAGTCTAATGCTTCAGAAATTGCTGATAGGTCGTCATCTATTTCAATTTCAACTAAAGATGCTTCGACTGATGCAGACTCTTTGACTTCTTTGTCATCTTCATCTTCATCTTCGTCTTCATCCTTTTCTTCTTTGACTTCGTCTTCTTCATCTTCGTCATCATCTGACTTTTTCTTCATTTTTTCAAATGTTTCTGCAACTGACTCTTCGTCCATTGCTTTTAATGATTCGACTACTTGTCTTGCGACTTCTGCTTTAGTCAAGGTTTCGTCTAACTCTTCTTCAGATATTGTTCCCAATACTTGTTGAATTTCTTCCTTAGTCATTTCCTTCATGTTGTTGACGATAGCCTTGATTGATTCCATTTTAGACATTGAACTGTCTTCATCAGAGTCTTCTTTAACTTTTTTAAGTTTAGGTTGCTTCTCGGCAGGAGCTTCACCTTTCTGTTGAGCATCTCCACTCACTTCTTTGGTTCCTTTCTCTGCACTTTTAACTGAGGCAACTGCTTTGTCAACAGGATTTTCTTCAGGTTTGACGACTTCACCTTTTCCACCTTCAATTGAAGCTGCATCTGATGAACCTTGCTTTACAGGTTTTGAGTCACCTTTTTCTGCTTTAGAATCAGGCTGTACTGCCTCTTCTATCGCTTGTTCTAGGTTATTTTCTAAATCTGCCATTTCTTTCTCCTGTTTGAGATTATTTTGTATTCTCTTTTTTATTTATATGTTATAGACTCTCAACGAACCTTTTCCATAGATTTAACTTAGTTTCTTCTAACTTATTTAGTTTTGCAGATTTTAGTTGTTTCTGCATCATTTCTGCATCTTTCGCTTTAAGGATACCACTCTCCATTACCCACTCAACACCTTCCATAATACCTTCTACGAAGGCTTCGGGTGCAGACGGGTCGGCAACGATATCAGCTGCAGTTGCAAGTTGAAAGTCACTTTTCACATGTTGAATACCACCTTTTTCTTCCAAGGAACCTAATCCTCTAGATGATACTCCTAATTTAGCACCATCATTGATTAAATTCTTTACGATTTGACCATTGGGTGTGCTTAAAATCTTTGCTCGTCCCACGAAGTTATTACCATCTTCTTCTAAAGATGTAATCATGTGAGACACTTTGTCTAAATTGATTGTTGGGCCTTCAGGATGTCCTAACTCACCAAAAGCACGTTGCTTATTGATAAACTCATCCCTGTATCTGTTGACCTCTTTTAACATTACTTCTTTAGGGTAAACACGACCATTTCTGTTTTTGATGTTGGACTGCATAAAAACACCTTCGATAAAGTGTTCCTTCTCACCCTTTTCGTTTGCTTCAACGATGACTGGTGATATTGAGTAGTCGTTATATTCAGATATTAATTTCATCTAAGATTTCCCCTATTGTAATTCCTTCTTCGGACATGTTACCCATAATTTTTTTGATATCTTTCATCTCTTTCTGAGCAGATTTCAAATCTTTATATGGCATATCTCCACTAAATTTTCTTCCGTCCATGTACACATCAACTTTATTTCGTTTGTTCTGCACATAAACAATGTTTACTTTCTTCCCACCAACCTTTGCAGTTTCTTTAGATAACTCTTTCTCACCCGATGCAATTTTAAATTTTGCTTCGTGTAAGATATGTGATATCTCTGCAAATGTTTTCATTATTAGTCTTCCTGACTCGTGTTGTTTACCCAGTCTACTTGCATTTCGACTCTTTTCATGTCAACAGTTTCTGCAGCCTTTTCTTTCATACCAGTAAAAACTGATTCCTTCGCTGCATCTAGTTTACCATCTGCAATTTGGTCAACTATTGTTTTTGCTATTTCACTACTCATTAGTAATCATCTCCCTCGAATTCATCTTCGTCACCACCCTCTTCAGTTTCGTTACTGATTTGAGTATCAATTAATTTAATGTCCTCTTCGGACTGCATTAGAATGTATTTTCTAATATACTCTTTAGAGTAATATTGTCCAACATATTCTGCAACTTGTGATAGAACATCCATTCTATCTCTTAACAGTTCAAACTCTTTAAGTTCTTTAAAGTGATTGTCTGTTTCAAAGTCATAGAGTATAAAATCTCTAAACTTATCAAATTCTTCTGCACTTACAATTTCTTTAAGTGCTAATTGTGTTCTAAGAATGTCTGTAAACACTCTTGAGAATTTCTTCTGAAGTCTGTTCGTAAACTTGTTGAACTTA